TAGTGGTTATATCTTCCTCATCATATTCTTTTAGCCCGGAAGCTAATTCGTTTAACTCTAACTCATCTATAACATTATCCTTTATAGCGTCTTTCATTGATTTGTTTGTTAAAAGTGCTCTAGGGTTACAACCAACGCTGCAAATCGAGAGCTCTAATAGTTCAACTTTTTGATATGTTACTGCCGGCTCCCCTTTAGAAGCATCACCCCAAATAATATCTTTGTACGAGGGACGGAACCCTACTGAGGTTGCGGAGAGATAACCTGATTTGCAGAGCTTATAAACACTATCTCCAAGGCTACTAACCTCTGCTTCAGGAAATTTAACTTTAAATTTTAATTGTTCTTTACTTTTCCAAACTTTAATTGTTTTAGCAATTGGCAAATCCTTAGAATTATGGTTAAGAAGAATAACAGGATTAGTCTTGTAATTCTTTAGATCCCACGCAGATAATAAAATTTTCTCATTGTCACGATCTATACTTTCATCACTACCAACGAAAGTAAGTGTTCGGTCCCCTTCATCTTTGGCTTTAGTAGTATAAAATTTAGTTATAGTTTTATGCATTGTATTGCTCCTTTTTATGTTTTGTGAGTTATTGATATTATACTACTACGGGGGATAGTGTACAAGTACAATTAACACATTCGGCTGCGCCCCCTGCTGTATCCCCCGGATAAGCACACCCATTTGGAAATACTTCATTAATACCTATAACCTTTCCATCTTGGGCGGCATGACTCGGGCGATTTCCACCGATCCATTCTTTCTTTTCTACTCCATTATCCTTATACTCTTCAAAAGTAGTTCCATTCATTACAGCTCCGCTCTCTGTTATAGCTATAGTCCTCGCTCTGGACTTGTTAAACTTATAAACCTTTATAACCCTTTTGCTTAACATTTCTATTGAGTCACCTGCGTTGATACCGTCTTTGATTTGTAATCTTAGTAATTTATAAGTATAGTTGTTAATACCCTTTATTTTATTCAATCGTTTTTCTACTACTATTTTATTTAGTTTAGGTAGCATATCGATGTTTAGAGTATTAAGGGCTAACTCAGATGCTTTTATTGATCCTTCATTAAGAACGGGTTCGACAACATGTGATATCTTTTCTTTGCCCTGCTCCATAATATTTTTTATAGCTATAAGCATTTCAGTAGAGTTGGTTTTAGTAGTAGTATCAACCACTCCCTTATTGTGTACTACAGCGAGTACCTCCCCAAGTTGATCTGAAAAGAATTTACCTAACTTCTTTTGTATGCTCCTTTGTATCTTTCTATTAACTCTATCGTATTTAATTTTATAACTACTAATTTTAATTTTTTTATCTAATATAGTATTGATTTTATCTACACTATCTAATTTGTTACTACTATTTATATTTTTATCAGCCGGCGATTCAGATTCTATTAAGAACTCATCAACAGGTGTTAGAGCGTTAGGCACGAATCGCATGTCGCCTATAACGTCTGTTATATCATTCATTCCAAGTTGAAGTGTTTCATTAATCTCATTAGTAGTATAACCAAGCTCATGTAATATCTTTGCTCTACTTAATTTTTCTGTCCTGTCTTCTTGTAGGGCAGACACATTATCATAATCAAAAGCGCATCTAAACGCAGGGAAGTATCTTCTAAACAACCCTTGGTTAAACGCCTCCTCTATTCTTCTTGTAACAGGTTGCAGTGTCTTTGTCCACTTTTGTTTCTCTGCTGCTTCTGCTACTGCCCTATCTACTGAATCAGTAGCACCAAATACTGACTTGTGTATGCCAAAGGTATTTAATATTCTATCCCTTAGATCCTTATTGGACTGTAAGAACTCCATCTCTCTCATTGTCTGTACGAATTCTTGATACTTAATACCTTGTGGTAAGCCTAACGTTTTGTATGCGTTGTCAGCGCCCTCGTGTGCCTCGTTAAACTGTGAGACTAGGTTATCCATTGTATCGGGGCCAATCTCCCCTTTATCGTCGTAAAGGGTGCCTCCTACTTTACCAAAATTCTTAAAGAACCTTGTATTGAACTCCCTGGCACTGTCGTAGTTATCCAACTCTTTTTCAAGCACGTCTGTTATTGCTAGTCCGCGTTCTCCATCTGGGTTTATACGAGCACTATAAATCAATTGCTCCTTAGGTATACTTAATTTTCTATTCCACTTCCAAGATATAATATTATTAAAAGCATCTCGTTTTTCTATCTCCATTAACTTTGGGTTAATTGGTTCAAGTGTCATAGGGCTGTCTAAATCAATATAGATCATAAACTCCCCTCTATACCAATAGTAGATATAACATGTGTGGAGTAAAGAAGCCAATGAAAGATCTAAATGTGGGTGTTTTAAATTAAAATTCCCTGGTAGTATAAAATCATCCGGTACTACTTGATCCCCACGATATACACGTAAAGGAAGACTAGAAGCATCATCAGCAAGTATATTAATAGCACCATGTACTACGTAGTTGTTTAAATATGTGTCCTTATTTTTTAATTGTATTGTTCTCCACTTGTTTTCTACTATTCCACTCAGCGATGAGTTGAGGTTAGATTTGATTATGGCTGCCATGTGTTCTCCTAATTTCCTGTATATATTTTGTAGTCTGTATTTTGTTTACCCCAAGCGGAGTAGATAGCATATCTCATTGCTGCTATAGCATCATCATTAAAATCTACAGGCTCTTCTTTTATAACTCCATCCCTACTTTGTTTCCATTTGTATGCTTCCAACTCTTGTATGAGTCCTACTGATCTTTTAGTTATGTGTATTTTATGTCTTTTTATATAATCTATACTGTCTTTGATTGAATTTTTACCTTTTGTAGATGCTTTCATATTTATCCCTTTGCGCCGAAATTCCTCTAATCTGGCTGGTTCAGCACTATCTCCATATAAAATAGATCCTTGTGGTAAGTAGTCATCCACATATTTTATAACATCTAAGTTAGTTTGTTTATCTTTATAGTAGCACTCATCAACAAAGATGTCATCATTGTCTTTAACTGCCCGAACTATGGCTGTCTTATGTATATATCCCCAATCACAACCGTAAACCGAATCAGAGTTAGTATACTTAGTAGGTATATCATCTACTATGTCCCAATTGTTAAAGATTAGGTTCTCAAGTTCTCCCCAAGCACCTTTTGCGTAAATTAACCAATAGTTATAATCTTTTTCTTTTAATCTGTCTAACATTGTTTTGTACTCATCATCAAGATATTTATTATCTAAATAAGTAGAATGATGTAGAGTAGTATCAATAGGCACACCCTCATAAAACATTTTATATATATAGTTATTTTTCCCTATTGGGTTAAAGGCAAGTGTAATTTGCCTGTAAGTAGTATGCCTCCCTCTTAATCTTAAATCTAATTGAAGCACGTCTTGTTCTGTAAGTTCAGTAGCCTCCTCACAAAAAATACTAGTGATGCCCTCTATAGATTTTATTTTCTCTGCTAAGTCTAATCCTACACATAGTATTTGAGATCCGTTTATAAATAACATGGTCATATCAGTATTATTTATACTACATATAGATTCTAAATTCCAAGTAGAAATATAATATTTTAATAACGCCCATACACTTCTTTTTAGTGCGGGCTGGGATTTTCTAATACAAAGTATCTTATGAATAGTATTAGTTTTTAGTCCCATTAATATCCTAACCAATATCTTTTGTATGGCGAAATGACTTTTGCCAGACCCAACGTCAAGCACTCCCACGTAATACAAGATAACGACTCTTGTTTAGTAGGAGCGGATAGAATGTTTCATTTAAAATAGTAGGAATATTATTTAAATTTATATTCATTTTTTGGCATCACCCCCTCCATAATGAACTACTTTATGGCACTCTCTACAAAGAGTAACACCATTATTTACATCCCATAAAATATCACAAACATAAGCATCATCCATAGTAGTAATATTGTTATCGTCTACTATTTCTTTTAATCTATATATATGATGTGCTACTATATTCTTTTTATTACTATGACCACATAATTGACATATATTCTTATATTTATTATATACTGCTACACGCCATTTTAAACCTTCCTCACAAGACCTTAACTTTTTTATAAAATCACGATTAGGATTAAAAATTATACCCTTATTCCAAGGCACTAATCCTTTTTTAAATTCCGAAGTAGGTGATAGATGTATACCCTTTAAATTTTTATTCCAAGTCTTGTGTCCCTTTTCATATCCTACTGTTTTATAATTTTTTGAAACACCTATAAAAGTTTCTCCACGCTTCCTTATTGGTATATTATTATCTTTTAGTAGGGCAGTAATTGGATTACATGAACAATTTAATTGTTTCCCTACATTCTTTAAACTCATCTTTTTATTTATATATAAATCAATTATGTTTTGTGTTTGCTCCTTAGAAAAAATAATCTCCATAATTAAATATCGTCCAACTCAGAAGGTGCTTGTATAGTAATATCCAACCCACCTGTCTGATGAACCTCTTGGATTGACGTCCCTATCGCCCTATTTAGCAATAAATTTATAATTGCAATTTTATCTCTATTATTGGTTTTACTACTTAGTAGCATCTTATAGGCCTCATCTATCAACTCCTCAAGGTTTCGAGTCTTGACTTTAATATACTTAGATAGACCTTTACCACCACCAGGACGACCACTACTGGTTAAAGTATTGCCTTTAACAAACTGTCCTTTTTTGTTTCTTTGTGCTTGTTTCATTGTGTCCTTTTCTTTATAACTACCCCATCCCAATTCCTACGGATAGTAGTAATAAATGTTTATAGTAAATCATTATAGTAGTATTAAATTATATATATATAGTAGTATCAAATAGTTATATAGTAATAAACCATTATAGTAGTATCAAATAGTTATCGTAATGGTCGCCTATGCAGTCTCATATCCAAAAATTTTATCCATGGTCTCAAGTAATATGTTATCCCATTCTGTATTAGGATCATCTATTGTTTTAATAAGTAGATCTCTTAGTACTCCTTTATATGCCATTCTTAATATATCGTAGTATATTTTATATTTCATAAATTATATTTCCTTTGTTAATCTATTTCACAAGATATTCTGTTAAATGTTTTTACCCATACTGAGTTGTCATTTAAAGTTAAAATGAATTTTATAATATATTCTCCTTGCCCGGCCGCAGGATATGATAGAGCTAAAGTAATAGTGTTGTCTGATAGTGAGGATGAATAAATAAGATCGTTAGCAGCTATATTATCTTCTGTATATGCTGATACAACTATTGAAACTATGTTTAAATTATAAGGAAGACTTGCTTTTTCAGTTATTGTTGTTGCTGGTGTAAAAATAAACCCGTAAGTATTCTTTATTGAGCTTGGGTTTAGTATTATATTTTCAAATCCTAAAAAATCATTCATTTTACTTTACTCCGTCTATTATTAATATATTATCTTTCTCCCCCGCCCGGATAGTGAAATAGTAGTACCCCAAGTTAATGCGATACTACTATTAAGGAGGAAGTTGAAAGACACAATAGTGCCTTATACTTATATAGACGATGGACAATACTATTCTATTTTTTTATTAAATTCAATGTTTTTACTTTTAAATACACCCGTAAAATCTGGACTCCATTTGTTGCATTCATTGTATTTACATATGTCCTTCATAATGTTATTAGACGAAGCCATTGTATAGCTAAATATATTTCTTATTTTATCGCGGGGAAATCGTTTTATTATTGTGACTATAATCTCCTGTCTGATATCATCATAATCCATATTATACTTTCTATGTATTTTTTGTGCTAAATTATAGGAGAGGGTGCCTTTAAGTCTAATAATCTTTTCTACTTCTTTATAAATTTTTAGAATTACTATTTCTTTTTCTTTATCTTCGTTGTTTTGCATCTGATAGACACCCCCTTGTTTTTAGCCAGGGAGTCTGCTTTTTTATTTGTTTTAGAAACTATAGCAGGTTTTGTTGCTATAAACTCCTTTTTAATATAAGCAAGGTTGTTATCTATCGCAACTAACTCACCCCCGACATCATCAATAGCTTGTGCCCTTTTGTTTATTGATACGTTTGATAGTGATACTACTACAGTTTTATATATTATTTTATCCACCCTATACCTCCTTTTCTACAGATTTAATGTATTTTTCTATACAACCCCGACAAAAAATAGCACCTGTATTTGGTGGGTCGATCTTTCCTTTACAAACAATACAACCTACGCTATAATCTTTGTGTGTTTCATCTAAGTTTTTTACTATCTCTTTTGTTAGTTGTTTTATTACCTCTATTTCTTTTTTAATATCTTCCATTATAAATTCTCCTTAGTAAGGCTTGAATTCTATTTCTTTGCTGTATCGATTGAAAGGATATAGTCCTTCCTATTCGCCGCAAACCCGCATGGTTGGGCCTCGCCTTTTTGGGCGAGCAAACTCCAATCGACATTTTCTTCAAAAAATATATTATTTAATACCTTGTCCTTGATCCAATTACTAAAATCTCTACGCGCACCAAGTGCCACCCATAAACTTCTCGCATCAACAGCACTAATTTCTTCATTACCAATTGTTTCTGTTGTTATTGTTAATTCCTTCATATTTAAATCCTCCTTAGTATTTGTTATTGTACAAGCGCATTATTCGTTTTTAAAGTTTTATTAAGGTCATCATATATATTATAAAACATCTTTCATTAATACACCGCCCTATGCACGATTAAGCTCAAGAATGGGTTATTTTAAACCTTTCAGATAATGCTTTTCTTTGTTCGTCAGATAAATCCCTTTTATTACCTGATTTACCTGATCGAAAACAATACAACGCACAATCTGTAATAGGACACTCCCTTATTTCTTTTACATTCCAATTACTACATTCACCGCACTTCTCTCTGATTGCTTTTAATGGAGTTAAATTTTTCTCTACTAATTTGTTATCTTTTTGAATTATTGTGTGTTTTAACATTTTGTTCCCCTTTTATTTATATTTTTAAAAATTATCTCTATACTATATGAAGGTTAGTTTATTACTTTAAAAATTTAAATTTATAAACCCTCTATTAACTGTTTTGAATTCTAAAACCGCCACACTTTTGCACTGGGGTTAAGATATCAATTATAATTGTGTTCTTCTTTAATAAAATCTATAATATTATATATTCTTATATCATTTTTAGTATCTATGAAATTATTCTTTTTTTCTAATACATTAAGCCACTGATAATATATATTATTATGGTTTTTTTCAAATACTACTAATAAAGTATGTATATCTAAACTATTCAATAATTTTGTTCTTAAATATAGTTGTTTTTTATCGAGTCCGGTTCCAAAAAAAGGAGGGGGTTGAAATAACTCTCTCGCTTTTACTTCTACAGCAAACCATATATCTTTTTCCTCATCATATACCAACCAATCTATTTGTTGGATACAGTTAAATTTTTTATTTTTAAGAAAATTTCTACCTAATCTTTCTGCTAAAATACCATCATGTTGTATTCCCATATTAAGCCTCCTTTCCCCAAACATCAAAACCCTCTATTGCCCGACGGTTAAACATATCTAACCTTCTTCCAGTAGTTACTCTTCTTATAACATCATAAAATTCTTCTGGTTTTTTACTGTGACCGGTTCTTTTCGCATTAAAACAAGTCATAAAATCTTTTGTATTAACAAATTGGGGATTGCCTTTATGGGCATAGAGTACAAACTCACAATTATATTGTGGAAGATTAAAAGGTTGAAACCCCCCATTTTTATGCCATACAAAAGCACATATATATTTTAATTCCCAATGATTTAATAATTCAAACATATAAGGTAAATATTTATGTGTTGTCCACGACCATATATGACAATCATTAGCTGTTGGAATAACTAACTCTTTCATTTCTTCTATACTCATAGTAGGATAATCAAAATTAACCTGATTAGGAGCAACATTCCTTTCTATTTTTTTCATTGGCCACGGTAAATCTATAACAATTACATCATAAATACCTTCTATTTCTTTTGCTTCTATTACTTCAATTGAATTAAGTTTTTCAAACACCTCTTTCTTTTTTATTTCTTTAATAGCCTCTTTAATAGGCACATTTTTTTCTTCTACAACACTTATAATTTCTTTTTGTTCCGCCAAGGGTTTCTTTGAAAAAGTTATAACATCCTTTTTTGGTTCAGTTTCTATTTTATTTATATCTACAATATCAGATATTTTATTAATTGCTTCAGCATACAGACCATCGTTTTCAACCGTTCTTGGTGATACGTTGCTTTCAACGGCTATTTTTTCACGTGTTTTAGAGGGAGATGACACAGTGTCCCCTTTAATTGGTCTGCCAATTAAAGTGGCAACTGTTGCCACTTTAATTGGTCTGCCAATTGCTTGTTTTTCAGTATTATATTTCATCCCACGTAAATAACTCATTTGATTAGGTGATAAGTTACGTCTTCCAAGTTGATTTTCAATAATCCAAAGTTTTACTTGGTTAATATCCTCAAACTCTTTTGTTATTGTTTTAAATTTCAAGTTGTGCTCTTGTGCTATTTTGTATCTATTGTGTCCATCTACAAGCATGTCACCCCAAACAATAAGTGGTTCACGAATACCCTCATCTAAAATACTTTTTTCTAACAACACCAACTCCTCATCCTTTAAAGTTGGTATTAAATTTTTTAACTCTTCTACGATAATTATTTCCATATTTGAATCCTCCTTTTATTTGTATCCTCTATACCATAAAGGGTTAGTTTATTAAACATAACACATCTTCAATGCTTGGTTGATTGTTGTTGTACATTTTTAATTTTATTTTGTTTTCGTAATCCCCATCCACATATCTATTTTTCTTCGCCCGGAAATTAGAAAGGTAATTCATTATTAATCTCTTATAAAACAACTTAGGATATAGGTGTGACGGGTCGTAATGTACCACAGAATCAATGATATGCAAAAGGGTAATACAAGGCATGTCCTCAGCATCAAAGCCCAAGCTAAAGGCATAGTAGCTAATATAAGGGCCCTTCATAACCTCTTTACACCTGTCTATCACATAAATCATCTCATCCCCCGTTAAAACATTTTTAGTAATTTTTACTGCTCCATATTTTCTGTTGTTGAGGATGTATCTACTGTGGCACGGTTTACATTTGTTTGTTATGCCTGTTTTAACAGCAACAGATAAAAACCTACCACAAACAATACATCTAAATACTTCTTGCCCTTGTTCATAAACTATTTTTTTACGTCTCATACAATTACCCTCACTATCTATTTAAACCCCGCCAAGTCCACCAGGATCGACGATCTATTATTAACCTATACTATGGCCTTATATTTTACAGAATTAAAAAATAAAAAATAAATTTTAATGTATTGATGGTTTGAACAGCATAATTTTCTCATATTCTTCTTCCATAAATTCATGTAACAACTCTCCGTGTTGTTTTTGAACTATTACCGAATCATGAATTGGTAATGATGTAATATTTTTTTCAGCCAGACGGAGTAAAATATTTTCTAAAATACATGCTTCTTTAAATTGTAATTTTATACCAATACCAGAAAATAAAAATTGTTTAATTGGTAAATGTTTTTCCAAATACAAATCTATTAGTTTATTAATTTTTTCATATTCATACTTGATCTTTTTCTTTCTCATAGATTTTATTACTTCAAATCTTACACTGTTTATTTTGCTGCCGTTTATTGAAATCAATCCTATAAGTTTTAATATTTTCCTTTCATCATCAGAAGAGTAACCTTTAATATAATACGGGTCACCTTCAATATCAATATTTAATGTGTGATATAACATCCGAATGTGTGAACCAGAAAAATCCAACTCAATAGTGGCGTCATTATCGACTTTTATAAAAGGTCTTAATTTCTTTGGTAATGATTGCCACAGAGAATAAAACCTGCCACCCTCATAAAAAGAAGAGTTATTAAATCGGCGAAATAAAGGTGTATAATTTAAATCAACTGTTAATGACTCAAATCCAAAATCCGATAGAAAGAATTCCCTCTCCTTAAACTTTCTTTGTTGCGTCCCGTTTGTTTCAAAACTAACTAATCGATCCATTTGATAAAAATAATTTAATACGTTGGTTTGTTTGTTATTATAAAAAGTATCATTAACTCGGTGCAAATCCTTGTAACAATCTGTTTCCTGCAGATCCATTGAAAAAAACCACCTAACTCGGTGCAAACTCTCGCTATGCTCCGTCGGCTGTGACTCTGCGCCGTACCGGTAGGGTGCGTATATAGTACTATATATATATACGCTACATAGCAGTAGTATTTCTATTATAATATTATTACTACTATTACTATTATTACCACAACCTGCTACACCGTTTATACCTGTACCCTCTATCCCCATACCATTCGTATTATCATAAATATCCTGCTTACCACTTTTAATTCTTACACCTGAATTCATTACCGACCAGATCATGAGGCACAGTCCCTTTTCGAAATTTTTTTTAGATAACCGTTCAGCAAAGTAAATTTCTCTATAGTCATTGTCCAAAGTAGAATACAAATCAACAAATATATTGGTTTGATATTTGAATCCGTCAATGTTAAAATTATCAATATTCTTTTTGATTAGTTTAGTTTCAACCTTTCCTATAGTTTTTGTTAGAGAGGCATCAAACTCTAGTTTGTTTTTTATTATAGAATCGAACAGGTACACTAATGAATTATAACTGATCTTTGTTAAGGAATCTAATACTACTTGTTTAGTAGAATTATTATTGTTACTGTTTATATAATCTAAATTTTTATACATGGTTTCTACTGTTGGTGTTGTTTCAAAATCAATTAGTTCCTTTTCACTGTTTTTTAACGAGATTTTTTTAATAAAACCGTCATATTGTAGGTCATTGTAATCGATATTTTTTTGAATAAACAGGTCCAAAAATTTAGAGGTTGCCCAGAACCTAGTTCGTTTTTTAGTGATCTCTGTTCCTTTTTTAACTTGGATATAATTATTTTTTTCTAACGCGCTAAATAAAGTTTTAAATAGCTCTCTGCTAGCGCCACATCCCCTCAAATAAGACTTTTTAGCCCACTTTTTATTTTTAAATGATATAGAAATGACCTTCCTAGATAATAATGATAAGGATAAATTCATACATAACAATAATAATACATGTTTATTTTTCTTTCTGTCAGCTGTAAAAGAAGGTATACGGAGTTCATTATAAATTATATCCCTCAAACACTCCATATTTTCTTTCTGTTCTCCTTTTTTTATATACATTATAAAATAAAAGTCATCCTCTAATCTTTTTGCAAATGCTTTTTTTCTAATGCTTTTTAGATCGTTATTCGGCATAGAACCTCCCAATGAAATCTTTAATTGATTTTGAGTGGTAATAAACATTCTTTCCATACCCACATTCAATTTTATTTTTCAACAGTATTATTATATCTCTATAGAAGTCTATTTCCCGGTTAAACCTCTCTGTTGTTAATGACACAAGATACTCCTCTGTTTCAATACTCATAAATTCTTTTATTTCCAATTTTAAATCAATTAATTTTTTTCTATAATACGCTATGTCGCCCATATTTTTTTTATAAAAAATTGTTTCTCCTAGTTCTTTTTTCTGTAAATCCTCACACCAATCAACTGCATGTTTCCTTTTCATATTGATATCGTCTTTCTTTTTCTGTTTTGTTGGCTCTATAAACGATATTTTATATTCACCGTCCTGTTTCTTTTTCTATAATTGTGATACTACTACTGTCTTGACATATAATTAATA